CCCCAGGCAGAAGTTTCACAAATCATTAACTCTGATCCGGCGGTCATGCCTTTACCTGGGATTTGTTCCCAGGCAACTGCAACCCCAGGGCGAACATCATGCGGATCACGGTAACAAGCGGCGGTATAAACCACATAGGTTTTACCTTCAACCTGCACAATGTCATAAGGCTTATTAGGATTGTACGGTTGCAATGATGCTTCAGGATAGGCTTCTTTTAGTTGCGCTATTCTTTCAGCCACATCAACATAATCATTCATGTTCATTATTTGTTTTCCCTATCCCAAAGATTAACAACCTTTTCCATTAAGTATTCATTGTCGGCTTCAAGCATCTTTTGGCGCATTGATGGATGTGTTCTAACTGTAAATTTTTCCACCTTTACACTTGATTGTTTAGCATCCTGTAAGCCGCGCTTGTAGCCACTCTTAAAGCCTTTGTCGTAGCCATTTTCAACTGCGACCATCCAAGTAACACCAATCAATAGTGCTACTAATGTAAATAAGGTAATTGTTATCAACCACCCATATATTTCAGAGTTCATATTTCACCACTTCCTTGAACTTGTCTAACCAATAGGCTTCAACCATTTTGGCTGATAGCCTTCCTCTGATCTGCCTAGCACCAATTGATTTTTTGGCATGTTGGCGGATCAAAGAAGCCTTAATAAAATGCTTACGCTTTTCATCAACATAAGCACCGGATTGTTTGTCATATTTGACTAATTCCAACTCATTACCTTTTCTAATTCAGCCGGTAATTCAACCGGATCAACATCATTTATCACCTGATAAACAGTGCCGTTGGGATGTATAGATGGTGGCAACACAACATAACCTTTGTGTTTAATATCTATACCTGGTATTAACTTGCCTTTGAATTGCTTTTCTTTATCGGCAAGGTAATAGAAGTGATAGCCGTTATCTGTTTTAACTGTATGCGTATTAGATGTCACACATATCCGGCGGTATTGTTCCCATAATATTCTTGATGAAATATTGCGTATATCAAAATCTAAAACTACAAGATTTGATTGCACAATGGCTAACCCAATATTTAATTCAGGATCATCCTTAAACCATTTTTTAACCATTGATTTATCATTACTAGCATCAAGGTATCCATGCCTTAAAAACCTACATGGTTCTTTAGATTGTGGTTTAAGTGGTAGCACCCACCAACCCTTTTCTGCGTAGGCTAAGGCGTTCATGCGTACACCCATGAGCCACGATAATTAGTTGTAAAACAATATTGACCAACAGCGTTATCAAAAGAGATACTGTAATCATATTTATTTTGCTTCAAAAACTCAGTAGCCAATATAACTGAAGCATAGTTTTCTACCCAATAAATAAACTGATGCGACCAACAGATCGTATCTTCAAATCGGTCTTTTTGTTGTAACCAATCTGTGTTAGTACCCCATTCCATTTGGGCTTCTGTTAAACCTTCAAATTGATTCTGTGTAAGTTTCATTAAGCAATTCTTTTCACATTTGGGTAATAACCTTCTGCAATATCATTTTCAATATGTGTAATAACTTGTAATGAATATGAATACCATTCGGTCATATCAAATTTTTGCGTAATGCCATTGCGTATAATTTCATAACTAACATCACCCAAAACCATTATCACTATTGTTTTTGTACCATTAGCAAAAATAGCCATGATTCTAGGTTTTGCTGTCATATCATTTGTAACTTGTACCTTCATAATTAACCCCTTCCGGTCAATTGCGTTTGTAAATGCAATTGAACACTAAGGGGCTGACAATTACAAGCACATAAGCCTTGTTTTGGCTAAATGTGACCTAAATCACCCAAAGGCCTTACCCATAGCCACAAATGACCCATCAACATTAAACGGGATCATCTCTGCGCTTACATTGCCACGCTTGATATGTATGATCACTGCCCCAGCCTGCCAATTGGCGTATCCTTTGGTATAGGACATCTTTTTTAGGTCACATGTATGACCACACTCAATACCCACTAAAACACGCTCTAAACGGCCATTAAAGGCTTCTGAAGCACATGTATAGCCCAGCCTGTGCGTATGCCCCGAAATTACGCTTCTGCCCCACCTTTTACTGAGATTCAGCGCGGTCTGACCGGCAATATTAGATATGACACCTTCATCCCCATGACACAATACAAAGTTAGTGCCTGGTATCGCATAAGGCTGTTTTGCATAATGTATTCCAAGATCATTAAAGCCCATAAAATTTGCATACTGTAACTCAGGTAAACCCATAAGCCCTGGGATGCGCTGTAAAGATTTGTACAATCTATCGGAATGATTTGATCTACTAACTACATCAGTTTTTAGATCATAAAGGATGTTTTGGCAGGTAGTACGATCTTCATCAAGGGTCTGCATAAATGATTCAGCCTTGCCATCACTAAACCTTGAAATAGTATTAAAATCCATTTCATCACCAACATTGAGAACTAAATCAAACTTAAAAGCATTGACCAACTTTTTTAGGTTAGTGACCGCTTCGGTAAATTGAAATGGAACTTGCAAATCACTAATTACTAAATAACGGGCATTAAATGATTTATCTCGCTTAATCGTTATCCTCATCTTCTGTTGGATCAATTCGGGGAATGATCTCAGTGGGTTGATTTCCTGGATTTATCCAATCCGGCATTGATGCGCCCGGCTCTGTTATTAGCCAAAATGCAACATCATGGCTGAAGCCTGCCGCCTTAGCCGCTCTAAAAAGTTCATTCAATGTGATGTAGTGATTTTCTAATTTGTTTAACGCATCAGCCTTGCGTGGCGTGCGCCGCCTACGCTGTGGTGCTTTTTTAGGTTTTTTAGTAGCCATAACCACCAATTTCAAATCATACGATTCCGCGTATTGCTCGCTCAACACCTTCTTCAAGGCTAATCTTGGGCGTATAGTAATCGCTCATCATACTAGGATCACCAACCCGATAGGCCACACCTGCCGGCTTGTCGGTTAATATTTTGAATCGCTTGGCAGGTGTTTTCTCATATCCCAGGGTATTCAAAGCCATAACTGCTAAATCTAAAAATGTTGTAGCCCTGCCTGTGCATAGATTAAGTGTTTGATTACAGTTGTTTTTAACCATCTCAATCACTGCATCCACTATGTCATCAATGTGTATAAAATCTCTAGTAGTAGTTGCCTTACCCCATATATCAAATGGATTAGAGTTCATTATTGCGCGTTGAATAATTGCAGGAAATGGATAATCTAAATCTTGATCAGTGCCATATCCGCTAAATGGTCTAAGAGTTAATACAGTTGTACCTTCTTCACGCAAGTAATTCATTAACATTTCACCGGTTAGTTTTGACCAGCCATAAGACATATCAGGCTTGCCTATGTTCTTAAAATTTATATCCTTTTCTTTTAACTTACGCTTCTTAGACAAGGTTTGTAGATCAGTTGGATAAGCGGCTGATGATGAAAAATAAACAACATAAGGTTGTTCAGTTCTCATAGCCCAACCGGCAAATTCAGCATCAATGGCTAGATCAACTGCTAATGCCAATGGTTCATTTTCAATCATCATGCGGCCACCCACTAAAGCGGCTAGGTGAATTACAAGATCATATTGTTTTTTCTCTAACTGAAAGAACTTACGGCAATCAATTCCAGCCTTCAAATCTACAAGGGTTAAATTGGCATTAGGTAAGGCACGCCTAAAAGCCCGGCCAACAAAACCATGTGATCCAGTGATCAGTATATTCATCTAAATTTTCTTATTAAACTTGCATATTCCATATCTGATAAATACTTTTGTAGTGTTAGTAAATCTTTTTCGTACCATTTAGGTTGATTAACCCTTTCATAACCTTCATCCATTTGAGCCTTACCGGCTATCGGGTGCATGTGTTCAATAATTACATCAGGTAAATACTTTAAGTATTCTAAATCCAGGCCTAGTTGCTTTACAAAGTTATCAAAGAATAGATGTACGCAACCTGGAAATGTCATACCGCGTAATTCATTAACTAAATCTCTACTCATGCCATAGGCTGTTGGTAGATTCGCACCTTGTAACAAATCATCACCATAAACTATTCCAGTGTTAGTGCCTAACGCCTGAATAAAGGCTTTATCCCAACCCGGCGTTCTAGGAAGGTGATCATCACCCATGAAAACAAAATAATCATATAAAGGATATTTAGTAATATCCAAAAGAAGAACTGCACCGGTATTAAGAGATTTAGCACAACCACCTGTTTTATTATCCGCCGGTAATTTTTTATAGTTCTCACTTTTGGCGTACTCATTCCATTGAGGATCATCATTATCTATGACAATATAAAGGTCGGCTTCTGCCCCGGTATCTTTGAACGCCTGGGCTAATCTTTCGGCATTTTCAGGCCTACCCCTACTGGGTACAACCACGCACATCTTCATGGCAATAGCGTAAGGGATAGGGCTGACTTAATTCTTAGATATGAGAATTTGGTATAGCGTGTCTATCTTTTCTTCTATGCGTGCAACCCGGCCTTCTAGGTTATGGCCACCATTGCCATCAGGCTTTAACTCACTTAGATAATGCTTTACCAGCCAACGCACTGAAGCAATAAATGATCCAATTATTGTGGCAATAGATACGACTAATGCCATCCAATCATTTGCGGTCATTTGCTATTTACGCCAAATTTTTGATCTTGCGGATCAAGGTAACGCAATAAAGGTGCTACTACTGCACCGGCTAAAATTGCCAATTCAGGGCGAACATCAGCGACTAATGCCAACGCTGTTGTAACAGTTGCCACTGCAACGCTTCTTAGGTATGACTTAAAAATCTCTTTTTGCTTCTTGTTAATTGTCATTCTAATCCTAACTCTTTAATTTTCCCTTTAACTTTATTATGATCTAACGCAACTTCAAAATGCATTTCATCTTTACGCTTTTTGTAATTGCCACCCCAGGCCAAACCATATTTAGTTATTAACAGGATAATCATATTACTTTGTTCCCTAGTAAATGTATTTGACTTGCCCAAAGGATGCTTAATT